CGTTTACGCTTAACAGAGCCACCCTTGTTCATTTTAGAAAAGGGAATTCTCTTATACGGGCCTCTTATGCCCTGTGGTGACATAGCCCCCTCTCTTGGCCCAGCGGTAACTGGTTTTTCTTTACGAAGATCAAAAGCGAGAGCTGGGGGTATTTTTTGAATTTTTACTTTACCACCACGACTCATTGTCATTGGTGTGGCTGGGGCAAACTGACCGGGATCACCCATAGGATTTTTTTTATCCATAGGCTTGGCTGCTGCTGCTGGCGCAGGCGAGGCCCCTTTCCTTTTCTTCTTTTTTAATGCTTTAGCTGCCATCGGCCCCAGACCCATCAATCCACCGCCAATAATCCCCTTGTCTTTCATAAATTTAAGAGATGGCTTTGCTGTAAGAAGGCCCATAAACGCCTTGGTTACTGGCTTCTTTTTCATTTTTTTAGGCATCCTATTCCCCTTTAACTGCTTCTGCATTGAAGCTCTACTAATTGTCATTACAGTAATCTCTGTAAGAATGGAGCAAGAATTACAAGACCAACAATCCACCATAGACGTTGATCTAACTTGCACATATGACCCTTATGGTCATCGAGACGCTCTTCAATGCGCTGATATCGCAGATTGCATTCGGCCTCATGCTTTGCCAGCTCTGCCATAACCTGCTCTACAGTGAGTTCCTGAACTTGTTGCTGCTCAAGTTTCATCAACATTTCCACCGTCTTCTTGCTTGCCTAAGCCTGCTATTTGGATTCTTAGCGGCCTTTGGAAATTTTTTCATTTGACCTGCTGATCTAGCGCAAAAAGACTTGCGCCGTTTCGCAGCCTTGCTACCCGGCTTTACCTTGCCTGTGACGGCTGTTTTGAGCTTACTTCCGGGATTTGCCCGTCTGTAAGCCGCAACGCCTTTAGCGGTCATTCCCGCGCCCTTTTTAGTGGCGCGAAAATTACCAGACTTTACCGATGTTTTAATCGGTGTTTCTTTTTTCCTAGGCATAGAAAACAGTCATAAATGCAAAGGTTGCTGATGTGTAAGAAAGATAAGCACCGCCATCAAACAATATTCCATGCTCAGGTACGGTTATATCTCTTGATGTCTCATCATCAGCTATACTTCTCAACTTCAGAAGACTTGTTCCGGTTTCGGAGCCAGCCAAAAAGTCCATTGTTCCTGCGGTTGCAGAATTAACAATCAAAACACCTTTGATTCTAGCCCTGCCAGCAAACACCACATCTTTAACAGTTGTTGCAAGATGCCCTATTTTTATGTTCGCTGCTGGTTGTGCAGACAACTCTGCCGCTGTTACGGTTCTAAAAAACTTTGTGCTGGAATGCCCCGTTGCAGATCCAGTTAGCGTTACTACTTCTGACTGAGAATCACCATTTACATCAGTGCCTGTGATCGTGACGGTTTTGCCGTTGTCGCCAGTTCCTGTGGTGGTGACATTAATCAACTGCGCTCCAGTGAATGTGGCTACGCCCCCGCTGGTGTCTGCCCCATCAAGGGTCGCTGTCGTGTTCGGACGAGCAGCCTCTAGGACAGAATCATCGTCAGCAGCGTTTGCATCCGCTGTTATCATAATGGATTTAATATCCGAATGGCCCATATCAATCTCCTTTAAGAAAGGAGAGGGGTAGCCCCCTCTCTGTTAATATTAGCCATTAGCATAGTCAAAAGCTGCACCGTGGATTTTAATAACCAACTTACCAGCAGTATAGGCTGCTTCTGTAGCATCACCAGATGTCAGATATAGGAACTTCTTGCTCAGAGCCGCTAGTGTAGATCCAGCATCTGCCTCAGCATAAAAACCAAGTGTGAGATCGCCGTTATTTAGAAGAACGGTTCCACTTGTCACAGCAGCATTTTCTGCATCTGTTCCTGTTGCAGAACAAACAAGATTGATGTCTGGGTCACCGCCAGTTGGAACCTCAAGACAAGCAAACTCTATTAGATACGGAATACCGTTTACAGCACTGGTAAGCTCTGCAATATAAGCGTTTGCAGCCCCACCATCTGTTCCAATAACATCGTCTGCTGTTCCACCAGAGGCTAGGCCACCGTGAAGATCTATAAGTATAGTTGTTGTAATATCCCCGCCGATTTTTGTAACAAATGTGTTGATTGCTGCGTCAGCAATACCAGAACCGTGTGCATTTGGTGTGATGTTAAAGATTGTAGCCGCTGTGCCTAGGCTGGCGTTGTTAGCGCCAACTGTTGTTCCCGCCGCCACAATGTTGTCACGACCAGAAGTTGCAACCTTCTGTATCTCTAAAACACCGCTGCTTGTTGAGTTGATTTGTTCGGTAAAAGCACCAGTGGTTGCATTCTTAGATACAACCTTAAATCCGTTTTCGGAGCGCACTGCTCCATTAAAAGTGGTAGTAGCCATTTGAAACTCCTGTCTTGGCTAGTGTCAGCCACAGGGTGCGGCTGTCAGGGTTTAGGACATTATAACAAAAGAAAGGGCGGCATAAAAGCCGCCCGATCAAATAGTGTTAGATTAACTTGAATTAATCTGCGCCCGGTGAGCCATAAATGCCCAATGGGTCTGATACACCGAAGCTGTAACGCTCACGAGCCTTGTAGCGAACATTGCCTGTATCAAAGTCACCATCCATAGATGTTGCCATTGGAGTACGGACAAAGTGCTTCATGCCGTTTGGAACATCGGTTGTCACAAAGAACGCATCTGTATCAGTCAAATAGTGATTGATTGAGAAGCCTTCTGGGATCGAACCGTTGTTGCGAATAGCGTTCAGATCGTTATCAGCAGTTCCTACACGACCTTCTGTCTGTAGCAAGCGAGTTGCAACAAACATAAGTGCGGGTGGAACAACCAGCTTGCGTGGGCGAGCCGCAATCAAAAGACCACGCTCATCTACGAAAGCTGCAATGTTGATAACTGCATCTTCCAGCGAAGTTTCATTCAAGTCGGCTGCAACTGATGGACGGTTGGCGTTTGTACCACCAGCAACTGTTGGGTGACTTGCATTAAACAATGTCACTCCATCACCTGATGTGAAGGTATCAAAACCAGTGTTCAACAGTGATGCTGCTTTGACCTGCTTTGTGTATGCCATAGCCCGTGCAAGAGCTTTGGTATAACGAGCAGACAAAGAGTCATACAGATTATCTTCCATAGCTTCCTCAGTAACCGAGAAACCCATTGCAACGGTTTCGTGGTTATAGCGGGCTGTGAAAGATTCTTGAGCCGTGTCGAATGAGACCTGTGCGCCCTCTTGCTTAACTGGTGCAGCACCAAAGCCTGAGAGTTTGACCTCCTCTTCAAAGCTACGCTCAGAAGTTTCGGTTTCATAGATCTCTGCATGTTCGTTTTCGTACTTGCCGTACTCAAGACCAAACAGTGCATTTAGACCGGGGAGAAGCTCTTTAAGGAGCTGTGCGCGTGAAATAGCCATAGTACAACCTCCTTAAGCTGCTGACGGAGCGTTGCCAGAAACGACACCGATTCCGAGTTGATGACCAGTGTTGAACTTACACACCATGATTGGGAACGCTGTTCCCTTCTCATCACCGTCAAATCCACCCAAGAAATCTACAACTCTTATTGGTAGAGCTGCGGTGGTTGCTGCTGTGCTAATGTCCAAAGACACACGAGAGATACCCAATGTTGAAGATGATGTGCCTTGAACCAGCGCACAGTTAGCTGCGATATCGTCATCATTGACGGTGCCGTCAGCTTGAATTGTGAACAGGACGTTAGGATCATCCATAACATAGGCCATACCACCTGTGTGGGCGGCACCTGACCATTGTTGGCTAAATGTAAGCTGACTTGTGCTTACATCTGTATAACGACATCCAAGAAAAATACCAATCGGAGTAGCTGAAGTAGTACCCGTATCTTTCTGAATGGTGGTGGTGGATCCAGCGTCAGTTAGTTTGACGATGTCACCGTAACAAATCCTTGTGGATTCTGACGAAAGAATGGGATACTGACGGAAAGAACCATTATAGTTCCCACCTAAGTTACCCATCGGACGCAGACCAAAGGGAGCGGCAGTAGCGGACATACTTGTCCCTCCTTATTATCTACGGCAAGCTCCCGCTAAGGTTACTTGCCAAAGGTTGTTTTTGTGCTTCGTTCTGGGGGCAGAACGGGCATACGAGAGTCTGACTGTCTAAGAAAGTTGTTATCCACAGAATTAATTTGATTAGCATTCATTTCTTTGTGGGCTTCAGTCCTAGACGCAGTATATTCGGTTGAATTTTCACAAAGTAGCAATCCTCCAACCTCAACATTACCTTCAAATCGAGAGTCGATATCAGGCAACACTTGCAGTTCAGGATGATCTTCAGCTTTGACCGGAACCCAACCCTCACGAAACTTAGAAGAAACATTCGTATTGTCACTCTGACCCAGCGTTGATGTGCGAATCCAGCGATAGCTTACGCCCTCACGGGGTTCGGGGGTAGGTAACGTGCCTGCTCTTTTCCAAGTCTTTGGACGCTCGAATTTATCACGAGTTCCTGTTGCGCGTGGTTTTCTTTCAGCCATTTGAAGACTCCTTCAAGAGTTGCGCCGCATATTGTTCTGCCGTAAGGCCAAGTCTTTTGGCGAGTGAGACTTGTGTTGAGGTTAATTGCACTCTGCGTGGTTTTTTTGCACTCCTACTTTGGGGGGCAACCACGGAACCAGTTTGACGAGCAGGTGCTTCCTCAATTTGCTCATCAAACTTGTCTGGAAATGTTTTACGCATTGCTTCATCAATGCGCTCATAATACTGATCGCTTTTTGTGTCGATGCCTTCTTTAACAAGTTTTTCATGTACACCAAAAGCATAACCTGTCATTTCGCTGTCTTCACCAAACCAAGCGTTTTTAGTACCCCACTCTTTTGCCTTTTCATCAGGCTCAACCACTTTGGGTTTGCTTGTTACAGGCTGTGGAGCGGGTGCTTCTCGCTTTTGAGGCTTGTAAGACTCCACTCTAAACTTTTCATTTTGGAGCTTGCTAAGTTTTTCTTGAGCGTTAATTAACGCATCAGGATCTCCAGTTTCATAAGCGGCCTTGTATTCGTTTTTTGCTTTATCAAGCTCTGCGTCTACTCGGCCCTTAGCCTGCTCCACCAAAACGCCTTCGCCATCTTCCAATGCTTTGCGAAGTTTTTGGTTCTCCTCATATACCTGTTTAGCGTAGCTAACAGCCTCTTCTTGCATTTTAGAGGCTTCTTCTTTACGCCTACGCTCTTCATGGTATTCAAATTTTAACTGCTTAATGCGCTTCTGCACATTATCGCTATATTGTTCGATCTCACTGTCTTCGGGTACTTTTGGTTCAACACCCTCTGCACGGCGAGGCTTCTCCTCTTCAGGAGTATCCTCAATGATCTCTAACTCAAAACCGCTATCTTCCACTTCTTGAAAGTTATCGGTAACTTTTTCTTGCTCTTCAGCCTGAGCAACGGCTTGTGGCTCGCTCATACTCTTGAATATCCTCTTGGGTCATCGACAACAGCCTCTACTGTGTCATCATTGATAAGACGGAACTCTTGCTTTTCGATCTTAAAACGTGTGCCGGAATAGGATCGAAAGATGACAAAGTCACCCTCTTTACAATACGGGCCATTAGGAAACTTATCTGTATCTTTATATGCGTCAGGCCCAGCTTTAACAACAAATCCTATCACTGATGCGGTTTGCTCCGCGTTCTTCAGTGCGTCTGGCATATATATGCCTGAATCTGTTTTTTCTTTGACTTCAAGTGGTTTAATCAAAAGTTTATACCCAGCGGGTACGGGTATTTTTGATGCAACATCTTTGTTGACTTCTTTGCTTGCAGAATACATCTGATCTCCTTGCAGTGATTAAGGCTCACAGCGCCGTGCAGGGACACACCCCCGAATAGTAGTATTTACAATATACAATACACTTACTTGGAACGGAAGGCCTAGTCGTTGATGAATTTTTCTTCCAAGTCGATAATGTCTCTTTCGATGGCAGCGAGAGCCTCAACCTTTCCCACCGCTTCCCTGTATTCTTCAAAGGATTTGCACCCACCACAGGCCATATGGTCAGCGAGAGCATTTAGGTACTCCCTAATTTTTGCTCTGATTGGTGAATATACTGTATCATTCTTCGCCATTTCTGTTACTTAGCTCCCTAGCTATTTCCAATCCAATTTCAGTGCCT